CGCGTGCCGTTCGCCGACGTTGGGCCGATCAAGATTCCGGCCGGCGTCGACGATTACGGGATGCGCCTAGTCCACCTCGACGGGTCTGATCCTGCAGGCGAAACGGCCGCGGTGGACTAGCACCGCGGCCGTCGTGCCGAACTAGGCCAGCCGGGCCCTGATGCACTCGCGCCTGATCTCGGCCGCCTCTTCATTGTCGCCGTAATCGCAGTCGCGACAGCGCGAGCACACATAGACCGGCATGCTGCAGCAGCCGCCGTCGCAGGAGCACGAGCAGCCGCCGAGAAGCTGCCAATCGTGTTCGCCCATTTCGGCACACGTCGCAGCGGCGGCGAGACCCTTGAGGCGCGCGACCTCCGCCTCGGCGTCGCGTATCTGTTCCGCAAGGCCGGTCATGTTTCAGACCAACCGAGCGCCTGCATCTGTTCCTGAGACAGGCTGGCCTCGGCGGCGCGCCGGACGTTCTCGAAGACATCGGCCCGCGACGGCCCGCCGCCAAACCTCGAGCGCAGCACGACCTGCTTGTAGATCATACCGTTTCGCCCGACCGCGCGGGCCTCGTAATAGGTCCCGAGATCGTCGGTCCACTCGCGCTCGGTCGGGGTGATTGGCTCCTGCAGCTTCTCGGTCATCACGCTCTCCTCTGCCGGCGTCGCGCGGCGCGCTGCGCCTTTCGTGCGGCCTTGCGCTTCGCAGCTTCGGCCAGCGTCTTCGGCTTCCCGCCGACCGGCCCGACGTTCCGCATCGCGCGCAGCTCGGCCCGCGAGTAGCTCGGCCCGGTCGGGTCGGGGCCGCAGACGTAGCAGGGCTCCGGATGTTCAGGCCAGGGGTAGGGCATCGAGTCTTCGCGCATCACGAGGTCGCCTCCGTTGGTCTGATACCGCGCTCGGCGAGCGCTTCGAGGTCAGGGATCATCTCCGACCGCACCTCATGCGCCGCATATCCCCAGCCCGGCAGGCACTCGTGGCTGTAGCGCCGGCCGACACCGTCGACGATGCGCATGAACCCGGGCAGATTGGCCCAGGTCGAAAACCAAACGGCGCGGCGAGGCCGGCTCATGTCCATGTGCCCGCTCGACATCGCTCCAGCGGTTGACGGATCGGCGATAGCCGCCCGCAGAGCGCGCGCGGCCCGCGCCGCAACGGCCCGCTCCTCCATAGTCGGCGACAGAGACTTCACAGGCCGTCGCAAGGCGCCCTCCTCCACTGCGCGGCGCAGCGCGCCGAGACCGGGCACACCTTCCACCACGCGTCCCACCACGCCTGATTGGCCGTCGCGCCGATGCCCCAGATCTCGCCGGTCGTCGCGATCGCTCGGGTGTGGTCCTCGAGCACGATGCAGAAGGCCCCCGGGCGCGCGAAGCGGACGGACTCCTTTCGATGCCGCCGCCGCCGCCGCTGATCGGCGAAACGTCCTCCCCGGCTCATCGTCACGACCTCCGGAGCAGGTCGCGACCGGCGGCCGTGCAGATCCACGATTTCCCGTGTCCGGCGCGCGGCTTCCGACCGATGATCAGGCCGAGAAGGCGAAGCCGATCGCGCGCTCGCCCGGCTGGCAGGCGCACGCCATGCGTTGCGACGTCCGCTTGCCGTAACAGGTCGAGATCCGTCGATTTCAGTTGTCCGATTTCGTTCATCCCATGCTCCCTTCGTCCCAGATGCGGCCGCTGTCCGGATCCCTGCGCCGCCCGGTCGGCGGGTGCTTGTGCCAGCGGCCGGGCGGGTCGCCGACGCCCTCCCAAAGCGCGAGATCGAGGATCGCGTCGATGTCGGTGCCGTAGCAGTAGCGGCCATCGATTCCGATCTCCGTGATCCCGTAATGCAGGGTCCAGTGAAACAGCAGGCGCGCGACGCCGGCGACGCGGCCGTCGGGCAGTTCGCGCAGCGCGACATAGGCGCGCTGCACCTCCTCGGGCAGATCGGCGACGCTCATCGCTTCTTCTCCCTGCGGGTCGCGACCTCGGCGCGTGCGATCGCCAGAGTCCGCTCGGCCGTCGCGATCCACTCGATCACCTCGGATGCCGGCCGGTTCGCCTCGAGAGCGACCAGGATCATCTGCCGGGCCGCGCGAAGGCGCGCGCGTGTCGAGATCGACGTCGCATAAACAGCGCGAGCCGGGCGAGTGCCGCTCACGCCTGCGCCTCGGCGAGCAGCTTCGCGCGCATCGCCTCGACGAACGCATAGTCCTCCCGGGTCGGAAGCGGCGCCGAGAGGTACACGGCGGCGCCGGCGGCCGTCACCCCGTAGACCATCGCCTTGCGGCGCCCGTCGGCGGCCGTCATGCGGCGGGCCGTCTGCTCGGCCTCGGCCTGGGTCGCGTGCCGGGTCACCTCGCGCGTCGGTCCGACGCCGATAACGGCGGTAAACTCGATGGCGGCGGCCAGAAGCGCGGCGTTATGCTCGGCGAGGGCCTGTGCGGTCGGGGAGAGAGACGTCATGTCGGCACCGGGGTTGCGCCGGGCGGAAATCGCGTCGGCACCTCTCTTCTACGACAAAACGTCGTAGTTCGTCCAGGGCCGATCTGCTATCACAGGCGGCCGAAATCGCAGGAGAACGCATCTTGGCCGATAAAACGACCGCCCCGACACCGCCGGCACAGCGAGGCGACGTGATTTCGCTCGAGGTGGCGGCCGCGCTGCTCATGTTGACGCCGCAGTGGGTGATGAAGCTGGCCCGCGACGGGTTCATCCCCCGACCGGAGCGCAACACCTACACCATTCAGGGATGCGTTCAGGGTTACATCCGATATTTGAAGGATGAGGCCCGCCGCACCAGCAAGTCCGCGCAAGCGGACCGCGTCGCGACCCAGCGGGCGAAGGAAATCGCGCAGAGGATCGCCAAGAACGACAACCAACTGATCGATATCAACGACGCACAGGCTGTCGTCGACGAGATTGTCGGCATATATCGATCGGAGTATTCAGGTTTGGGCGTCGCCTGTACGCGCGACGGTCGGATGCGCGAAACAATCGAGGGACAGGTTGACCAAACGCAAAAGCGCGTCGAAGCGCGCCTCGCCAAACGTCTTGCGGCTCTTCGCTCGGGCGGTTCAACTCTCGAAGCCGACCCAGAGGACGACGCCTGACGCCTGGGGCGCGGCGCACCGCGTCTATGGCCCGGCCTCGGGCAAGCCTGGATCGCGCGACCCCGAATACACCCGTTATATGATCCCGATCGGCCGAGCCGTCGCGTCTCGACGGTTCAAGCGCGTGGTCGGTGTGACCTGCGCGCAGGCGGGCAAAACCGATACGATCTTCGACATCATCGGCCAGCGCCTCGACCAGCAGCCCGGACCGATGCTCTACGTGGGCCCGACCTCGCAATTCCTGAAAGAGCAATTCGAGCCGCGCCTGATGACCATGATCGACGAGTCGACGCTCGCCGACAAACTGCAGCGCGGGAAGCGCATGACCAAGACGCGCAAGGTGATCAACGGGAACCCGCTGCGCCTCGCGCATGGCGGATCCTCGACCGCCCTCAAATCCGACCCGGCCGTCGTCGGCATCGTCGACGAGGTCGACGAGCTGATGGCAAACGTGAAGGGCCAGGGCTCGCCGGTCGAGCTTGTCGAGGCCCGCGGCGACACGGTGGCCGACTTCTGCATGCTCGCGGTCTCGACCTGCTCGGCCGGCCCGAGCGAGACCGAGGTCGACCCGGTGTCCGGCCTCGAGCTGTGGAAGCGCGTCGATCCGAAGCTGATCCAGTCGACGATCTGGAAGCTCTGGCAGCAGGGGTCGATGAAGCACTGGGCGGTGCCCTGCCCGGAGTGCTCCCGCTACTTCGTCCCGCGCTTCGCCTGTGTCGAATGGCCGGAGAAGGTCGCCACGACGGAAAATGGCGTCTCGAGCACTCGCAAGCTGACGCCGAAAGAGGTCGAGCGAGAGGCCTTCCTGCGCTGTCCGCACCGGCAGTGTCAGGCCAAGATCTACGACCGGCCAAATGAGGACAATCTGAAAGCCGAGATGAACCGGCGCGGCGTCTATGTCGCGGCCGGTCAGTCGATCACCGAGGATGGTGAGGTGGTCGGCGAGATCCCGGAGACCGACACCGAGTCGTTCTGGGTCTCGGGCCTCATGTCGCCGTTCAAGACGATCGGCGAGCGCGCCGCGCGATACGTCGAGGCCGCGCGCAGCGGCGAGCAGGGCGCGATTCAGACGGTCATCAACTCCCAATTCGGTGAGCTGTTCTTCCCTCGAGGCGGCGACGCGCCCGAATGGTCGGAGGTCGCCCGTCTGCGCCTGCCGTACCGCTTCCGCGACGTGCCTCGGCAGGCGCTCATCCTGACCGCCGGCGTCGATGTGCAGAAGAATCGCCTCGTCTACGTCATCCGCGGCTGGGGCCGCCGGCAGGAATCGTGGCTCATCGAGCACGGCGAGCTGTTCGGCGAGGGCCGGCCCGACGAGACGATCTATGACGACATCTGGCACGACCTCGCCGACCTGCTCGAGACCGAATTCGACGGCCTGACCATCCGCCGGTGCTTCATCGACTCCGGTTTCCGCCCCGGCAAGCCGATCGAGGTGCCGGAACACAAGGTCTATGCGTTCTGCCGGACCTATTCCCGGCGCTGCATGGCCTCGAAAGGCTATCACACCCGGCAGACCCCGCTCAGTATCAGCCGCCTCGAGGTGCAACCGGGCGGCGGCCGGGCGGCATACGGCCTCGAGCTTGCGCGGATCGATGCAGACTGGGCGAAATCGTGGGTGCACGAGCGCATTCGCTGGCCCGACGACGCACCGGGCGCGTGGCATATCCCCCTGGACGCCAGCGACGACTATTGCCGGCAGGTCGTGAGCGAGGCGCGGGCCCGGAAGATCACCGGCGGCCACATCTGGCTCCCGAGCAGCAAGAACAACCATTATCTCGACGCCGAGGCGCTGGCTTACGCGGCCGCCTACCTCGTCGGCGTGCAGCGGATCCCCGAAAACACCCCCGATCGCGCGCCGGAGGAGGGCGCCGGCGGGCGCCGGCCCTCGCCCGCGGCCGGGCCGCAGCCGATCAGCCATGATCCGCACGTTTTCACCCCGGTGCCCCAGGTCGAACGGCGCCGATCGATGGCAGATCTGAACCGACCGGCTCGGCCGACCATTTGACGGCCGACCAGACTTATGAAGGAAGTCCAGCTTCACAGGAGGGCTCGGAATGCAGCGCAGTTTGACCGCGGCCGAGCGCACGACGCTGGAAGGCCGCTTGAAGGACGCCGAGGACGCGCTGCATAAGCGCCGCACCGGTCAACAGGTCAGCAGAATCAGGCACGCCGACAAGGACATGACCTTCGTAGGGTCCAACCCGTCGGATCTGATCGCCTACATCGACAGTCTCAAGGCTCAGCTCGGTCTGCCGACGAGCCGGCAGCGTGCACAGAGGATCGTGTTCGGATGAGCGGAGCACCCGTCCTCGTGCAGGCCGAAGGGCCGATGCGAATCCAGGAACCCGGATCCCGCAAGGTGACGGCCAGCTTCGGCTATGGCTATGGCGGCATGCCCTGGAGCGGGATCCGCGAGAGCGCATATGACGGCGCCTCGACGCACAATCCGGACCTCTCCGGCTATCAGCCGTTCAACTATTCGCCCCAGGCCGCGCTGTCGCTCGACAAGGATGCGCTCGGCGCCCGGGTGCATGACATGGCCCGGAACGACGGCTGGGCCTCGGCCGCCGTCGCTCGGCAGGTCGACTCCATCATCGGATCCGGCTGGCGCCTGACCTCGAAGCCCGATGCGATCGCCCTCGGCATTTCGCCGGAGGCGGCCGGCGATCTTGCCATCCAGATCGAGTCGGCATGGCGCCTCTATTCGACCGACGAGGAGCAATGCGACGTCGGCCAGCGGCTGAGCGTGGGCGGCCTGCTTGCCGTCGGCTTCCGGCATCGCTGCCAGGACGGCGAGGCGCTCGGCGCGATCCTGTGGCGCGACCGCGGGCACGACTTCTCGACGTGCTTCCAGGTGATCCACCCCGATCGCCTGTCGACGCCCTACGGGCACTATGACACGACCAATTTCCGGCAGGGCATCGAACTGGGACCCGACGGCGAGCCGCTCGCCTACCACATTCGATGCCAGCACCCCGGTGACATCGGCATCCTGGACCCCGATTCGTACCGCTGGGACCGTGTCGCCCGGAAGCTGCCGAACGGCCGGCGGCAGATCGTGCACGCCTACGAGCCGCTAGCCGCGGATATGGTCCGCGGGGCGCCGCCGCTCGCCCCCGTGATCCAGAAACTGCATATGCTGGGCCGCTACGACAAGGCGGAGCTGCAGGCCGCGGTGCTGAACGCGGTCCTGGCGGCCGTCGTGACGTCCAACGACCAGGAGCAGGCGGCGAAGGCGCTGCAGGGGCACAACCCGCTGGCCGAGAACGGCGAGGACTTCACCGGCCTGCAGGCCGCGCGCAGCGACTTCTACAGCCGCGGGCTCAACATCCCCGGCGCCCAGGTCTCCTACCTCTACCCGACCGACAAGCTCGAGCTCACGCGCCCGCAGCACCCCAACTCCGGATTCGAGCAGTTCTATCGGACCGGGCTGCGCAACGTCGCGGCCGCCGCCGGCGTCACCTATGAGCAGCTGTCGAACGACTGGAGCCAGACGAACTATTCGAGCGCCCGGGCGGGCCTGCTCGAGATCTGGAAGGGGTTCACGGCGCGCGGCGACAACTTCGGGCACCAATACCTCGGCCCGTTCTTCGCGGCATGGCTCGAGGAGGCGATCGCGCGGGGCAAGGTGAAGCTGCCGAAGGGCGCGCCCGAGTTCCGCGCGGCCCGGACGGCCTACTGTCAGGCGCGGTGGATCGGGCCCGCGCGCGGTTGGGTCGACCCCAAGAAGGAAGCCGAGGCGGCGATCCTGCGGATGGGCTCCGGGCTCTCGACGCTCGAGCGCGAATGCGCGGACCAGGGGCAGTGGTGGGTGGACGTCGTCCAGCAGCGCGCCCGGGAGCGTCGCATGCTCATCGCGGAGGGCCTGGACCCCGACACGATGCTGCGGCCTAAGCTGCCGACCGGCACTCAGGCAGGCGACGGCGCCCTGCCGGCGCCGCCGGCCGCTCCGACCGGCCCGAGCCAGGATCCCGACGAAGAGGTCGAGCCGTCATGATCCCCGCCTTCCCTCGCAGCCGACAGGACATCGCACATGCCTAAGAGCTTCGTCCAGATCGCGTCCCGCATCTGGAACACCGCCCTCCTGCTCGAGCCGGCGCGCGCCGACATCATGTCGAGCCTGCTCCTCGAGCGCATCGGAATCGAGGTCCCGGACAGCGGCGCCGACAACGTCCGGCCGCCCATGCGGTCGTTCTACGATTCGGAGGTCGAAGACGAGGGCGACGAGGAGAGCGTAGAGGCCCGGCCCTACCAGATCCGGGACGGCGTTGCGCTCGTCTACGTGACGGGCGAGTTGGTCAATCGAGGCTCCTGGATCGACGCGCTGTCGGGCCTGACGTCCTACAAGACGCTGGAGGCGCAGCTCCTACAGGCCTCGGCCGACCCGGAGGTGCGGGGCATCCTGCTCGACATCGACAGCCCCGGCGGCGAGGCCGCGGGCTGCATGGAGCTTGGCAATCTGGTGCGGTCGATCAACGCACAGAAGCCAGTCACCGCGTTCGTCGATGGTCAGGCCTGCAGCGCCGCCTATGCTATAGCGTGCGGTGCAGGCGAGATCGTCGCGTCGATGTCGGCCACTCTCGGCAGCATCGGTGTCGTCCTGGTGCATATGGACCGGAGCGCGAAACTGGCGAAGGACGGCATGAAGCCGACCATCATCCAGAAGGGCAAATACAAGACGGACGGCACGTCGCTTCTGCCGCTCGACGAGGCGGCACAGCAGCGAATCGACGCACTGCTCGAAACCATATACACGCTGTTCGTCAAAACAGTTTCCGACTTCAGGCCCGGACTGTCGGAACAGGCAGTGCGGGACACCGAGGCGGGCGTGTTCATCGGCTCCGACGCGGTAGCGGCCGGCCTTGCCGATCGAGTGGGCACGTTTC